TCATCCATCAATGATTTCTTTGCTTGTTGTGCCGAGCATAATCTGACGTTGTTTTTGTATCAGTAATTCACGCCGCACTTCTTTTGTCATCGGTATCACCCTTGTGCCCGATTTCGTTTTCGGCACCTCTGCATACAGTTTATACTTTCCATCAACCTTTCTGTACACAAGCTGATGATTCACGTTTATCTCTTCCTCGTCAAAGTCTACATCTGACCAGGTGAGGCCTATCAGTTCACCACATCGCAAGCCCGTTTTCAGTGCAACCTTTATCATTGGTAAGTGTTTGGCGTATATACTGCTGCCTATATAATTAACAAATTCCCGTTCCTGAGACCTTGATAATGCCACTCGTTCCCTTGCATCATCCTTTCTAAATTCCTTCACGCATCCAATGCAAGGGTTTTTTCGTATCAAGTCGTCCGCCAGCGCCAAATCAAAAGCAGGAACCAGTATTCCATTAAATGTACAAATCGTCGAATACTTCAAGCCTCGCTCCGAAAAGTTTTTGTACAGCTTTAATATATCGCTTTTTACAATTTTCCCAACTTGTTTATTTCCCAACGGTGTGTTTTTGATATTGTTGTTCCACATATTCGTATAGTTCTGGCGCGTTGAATATCTTATATTTGTTTTCAATGATAAATACCTATCAAATAACTGATTTAAGGTTATCGTTGCCCCGTAGGTGTCAATGTGGTCTTCTAGGTCTCTTATTGCTTCTCGCTTTTTCTTGCGCAAATCAGATAGATTCTTTGCGTATATGGATTTTCTTGTCCCCTGCAAATCCGTGTACTGGTATACATATCTGCCGTCTTTTCTTTGGCTTTCTCCTTTTTGGAGTACCCTTCCTTTGTTGTCTTTTCGTCTTACCATTTTCGTTTCCTCTCCTTTCCGGTAAAAGAAAAGAGCATTGCATTTTTTATAATCTCACAAACACAATGCTCTTTCAATACTTTTTGAAAGATTTTGAGAACTTATGGCGAATTACAAAACTTCTAACTCCGCCAGATATTCTTCAAATTTCTTTCTTTTGATCAGTGTTACTGTTCCCTTCATCAGAACAAAGTTACAATCCGGGAGTTTTGCCAGCTCTCTAATCTTTGCCTCTCCTATGTTGCTGTAGGCTGCTGCCTCTTCGATTGATAGATTGACTTTCTTCCATACCGGTATTTTTTCTCTCATGCTACTCATATCGTTCCCCTCCAAAATTATTCAACTGCTCCAATTCTTTTAACTGTTCCATCAGCTCTTCATCATCATTCCATACCCGTGGTGAAAGTCCAACCGTTGACGTGTTATTCTTCCACATCAGCATATGTCCGGATAAAGTCGTCTTGTATGGTCCAATAATATCAAGGTCATCTGATGTTTTTGCCTCTTCATCAATTAGGGAGTACAGGCCTTCATTTACTGGGATAAGTTTCTCGCCCGCCGAAAACAGTCTGCTTAAAACGCCAAACTTTTCCTCTTCTACCAAAAGATTCGTTTTTTCTAAATATTCCTCCGGTTCTCTAAGTGCAAGTGTGAACCATGTTGAATCATCTATCAACTGCTGCCTTGTTCCGTCACTATATATCCTAACACTCTCGTTTTCCGGCAAATCTCCAATCAGCTCAACCAGTGCAGCCTTTGCCGCGTTTGTAAAGAACTTTTTCTCAACCATGACAGCCCAATAACCGCCAATTATGTAATATATATTTGTGCTATCCTCATGGCCAACTTGTAATAAGTCTCTTTTGTATGCCTGTTTCAGCAAGCGTTTGAATACGGTCGTTTTGATAAACATATTCATTCCTCCCTTTCGTCAATGTATGTTGCTTCCATGTCCGCAAGATGCAAATATACAGCCAATTTTGACCGTTTGTATGCCGCGTTTATATCCCGGCTCCCACCTCTAACCGCATCATCAAACGCTCCCATGTGCCACCGGATGGCAAGGATTTCTTCATCGGTCAGATTCATAAAACGCTGAATGAGGAAAATAGATTTTTCACCGTGTCCTGCCGGAAAAGCGTCTTTGTTATATACGTAAATTTCTTTCCCGTCTTCCGTTTTCTCTTTTCGATAGGCGTCCATTTTACATATATCGTGCAGTAAGGCAACCGTGGCGATTGTTCCTGCATCGTAATCTCTTGGTGCTTCGCTTTCCATCATTCTTTCGAATACATTGATAGAATGCTGCGCGAGTCCTCCAGCATAACTTCCGTGATACCTTGTACTCGCCGGAGCACTAAAGAATCCACTGTGCTCCATATCTTCTAAAAGAAGTTTTGCCCCCGGGTTTTCGCATGTTGTTCCCTCTTGTATCACAAATTTTGTATACAAACTTGTATATTTTTCTTCGATTTTATATCTCTTTGTAAATCCATCCACATCAATCAGTCTCATTTTCACCATTTCCTTTCTTTATTATTTCAACCGCTCGCACCAACCCATTCGCAAACGTATCATGGTGATCTGCATCAAACCACGGGCACGTTTCCCTGACATATTCTTCAAAATTTGCATACGCATATTCTTTTTCGTCTTCTAGTTGTTTTACAACTTCATTCACATCGTAAGCGAGCGGCTGACTATGTAGTGTTTTAAAATCCGCAACATAATACTCGCACTTTTTACATTTATCTTTATTATCACAGGAGCAAACCTTGTCGTATCTGCAACGGAACTTTGTGGCATCTACATCAATCAGTCTCATTTCTTTCCCTTCCTTTCTCTCAACTGTGCCTGTGCAATCTCCGCATAGGTAAACGCCTCACGTCGTCCGTTTACAGCACACAGAGCATGATTTCTATACAGTTTCACAATCTGTGCCGGTACTCTGCGTTCAAAACCTTTTACTCTCTCACCAATCGGTGCCGGCTTATAAATATAAATCACATCTCCGGCTTTTAACATTAACCGGGACGGCGTCAACTGTTCCTTTGTGATGTATACCTTTTCCTGTCGTTCTTCTCTATGATTTGTTTTCATTCAAAACACCTCCCGCACATCGGACAACGATTGAATCTTACTTTTCCCGACACATCCCTCATCTCTACTTTTACATTTCCTTTGTCGTCCAGTAATTTTAATATGGTCAGTGTAGTTGCACCATCATCCGAAGTAATATAACCACCAGTTTCACAAAAGCTACACAGTTGTTTTTCTTGCGCCGGCGCAACTGGCTCTTCAAAATCTTTGTCCGATATCGAGTTTTCGTTGTTTCCTTCTGTTTTACTGCTGCCGATTTCCTCTTTTTCCGCAAATTCACCAATTTCTGTCTGCCCTTCACACTCAATTGGCTCTTCCGGTTGTTCCGAATCAACGTTTTTTCGCTCTACGACCGGCTTTTTCGGTTTCGGTTTTGGCGGCTCTTTTTTCTGTGGCTTTGGTGGTTCTTTCTTCTGTTCCACTGGTAACGGTATGCCGAACACTTTTTCATACCATTCCTCTGCGGATAATCCGGATGGATTTCTAATTGCCGCCGCCGACTTGATGAACTCCTCGTATGAGTATGTTTTTTTCTGCATTCCCTTTGTGATACGCAACTCCGTGTCCTTAAAGAAATACATGTACGCACCGGCTCTTGTAAAACCAAATCCGGTACCTGATACCGCCATCGCTACCGCTTCGGTATCTACGGTTCCCGTGCTCATCATTCGTGTAAAGTGCGGGTATAAGTTTCTAAATTTATCCACGAATTCTTTCTGTCCCAGTAAGGTTTTAATTGAATCCGTGAGGAAATTGTTGTCCGTCGATTCAAATGACACCGTGGCCGCAAAGTTAGATTCTGCTTCCTGCTCTGCTGCCTGTTTTGTTTGCCGTTTCACTTCTCGGATGTCTTCTCGTTTCATGTCCGGAGAAAGTTCCTCTCGAATGTTATCCGGAAGCGTAAGCATTTCTGAAAGTTTTGCCTGACCGTAGCCGGTATATCTTTCCTGGAGTTCAGTCGAATAGCCATCTTTTGAAAACTCTCTATTGATGTCCATAAAGCGTGAGGTCTGCGACTGATTCCATCCATATTCCACCTCTGCGAATTTGAAAATACTGGAATACCCTGCTTCACGAAAGAGTTCAGCATCATCCGCTTTTCTCAAGATATACCCAAGTTCGACAACGCTCTTTACTGCCTTACGCTGGCAATTGTCAATTTCCCTTTTGACATCTTCCATGTCATTTAATACTATCGTTATCTGTTCCATCTTTGCCTCCTATCCATTTGATTAAATCGTTGAGCAGTTCAATCACTGCTCTTTTTATGTCCTGTTTCATTTCTTCTCCTTTATTTCCTCCCGGCTTTTAACCGGGAGGTTTTAACATGGCTCGCCGTGATATTCCGTGATATTCAAGCCAGAGGTGCCTAGATGTAATTTTTTCCGAAGATTCTCATAAAGTCCTCGTGGGTGCCGTGCTGACTCTCAAAGGCTTTTTGTCCTGCTGCCTTTAGAGACAAATTCACTTGATGGTTTCTATGTACTGAGTTCGCACCGTTTCGGTGGCATCGTTCGCCGCACAGTCTCACTTTTAAGCCGTATCGTTCCGAATATTTTCGATTCGGTCCGCCAAACACGTGATGCGTTTCTAATCCACAAGGGTCTGCTGTGTGATTTCTGCCACACAAGTAACAAAAATCCCAGTCATGCCCCAACTGCATGATTGACCTCAACGCGCCCCACCTCCCTTCTGAATTTTTCCAAAAAGGCATCCACAGCCGTCACTTCTTTTCCTTCCTTGTTGTATTTCCCGTGACGCTGGACAATTTTGTACTCCGGCGTGATTTCTACCGTGTAGAACGGCGTGTCCGGTTCCGTCTTTTTTCTCAAAAACAAAATGTAACTGCTGCCTCTTATCATTTTCTCTGCATAACCTGCCATTCCCACACAGATGTGTTGTGTCTGCCCTTCTTTGACTATTTCTGTTTTAGTTTTAGCCGGACGCAAAATGAATGCATCGTCTTCATAGGAAAACCTTTTTGCTATTTTTTTGTATATTTTCCTTAAGTCCTCATCTTTTTCTTGCGCTTCTTTTAATTCCTTTTTATGTCTTGCTTCCACCTTTACTTCTATCATCGCATCATGTGCCGCGTCCAAATCTCTCGGATAAAGCACAAATTCGTCCGTCATGTCACTTCCGAATTCTCTCGCCATATGTAGATAGTCCCTGTATATATACACGTTTTCTACCTTATTGATGTACCGAAGTGTTTTTTCTACTTTCATGTGATTTACTTTAAAAAACAAACGAATGTCTTCCACGCTCAGTCTTTCAATCACTAAGCGTATCAGCGTTATATTTTTTGTGTATTCATAAAGCGTTTTTGCCTTTTCGACATAAGTTTGGTTGGTATTTTGTGGCAAAGCACGATATAATTCTTTTGGTATACCCAGTATCTTATGTGGTTTTGTTTCCTTCTTGTTCAGCTTCATATTGTAATTTCTCATCCTTGTAATGTAATCTTCGACAAATTCTTTCATTTCGACCTTGTACAGTGCTTCCAGACACGGCCACCGGTGCAGTGCTTCATACACATCCATAAAGGCGGACACATAAAGTCTGTATCGTTTTCTCGCGTATATCTTTCCTATCAATTCCTTTCCTTCATCACTAAACCATCTCAAATTGCTATCGTTTATGATTCCTCTTAGGTTCCTTTGATATACTTCTGGAACATTATAGAAGGGCTTCCTCGATTGCCAGTGATACAGCGGATTATTTACGCTCTTTGACGACCAACAGGAGGGATTCTCCTGCCACCCGTACGTATAGCCATGATATGTCCATCTCGGCACGTTCTCATACCAATATTGACGTCTTCCTTTTTCCACTGCTCCACGAAGATTTTCTTCGCATTCTTTCGCAACAATTCCCTCTCCGGAAAAATGATATATTCGTTCAATAAATCGTACCATCACACCGTTATTTATCTTTTGCGCATAGATAAACTTCCTTGAGTCCTGTTTGACTATCATCTTTTTTGTTTTAGCTGTCGCTTTCTTGTGACACGCCGGGCATGTGTATCTCCCATTGATACGCAGTTTTTTATACTGCGACACCGCTTCACACCCGGTACACTTTCCTTCTGTTTTTCCCGGTTCGTAAATGATATACCTCGGCATCCGTCTATCCATCCAGTCGATAAAGGCTTCAGGAAGAGGTACGGCTTGGCTATTGATCCGCTCAATTCTATCCTTTTTTCCTGCCATGATTAAGCCTCCTGATAATACTTCTTGATAATCTGATACCCCTGCATCGGTCCGCAGTAGTTACACGTTCCGCCGCCTCCCGGTATCATAACTTTGTGTTTTTTTGACTCCTCCGCCACCAGCGCGGCCGCTTTTTCGATGCGCTTTCCTTTCTTTCTGACCGCCCTCGCGAACACCTCATCATCACAATTTCCCGCCAAATAGCCGACTACATCATCCGCTAAAAAACTCCAGTTAGATGCCTCTTTCTGTTCGACTTTCAACTTTCCGATAGCGGCCGAGATTGGGTCGCATAACCACACTTCGCCGGATGTGATGTCATCAGGTGTCTGTGTAAGATAAATCTCCAGCATATCCTCCAGTCCGTTTTCTTTTGCGAGAACATCGAGGCTTTTTGTATCGCCCTCTTCGTACAAGCCTTGTGCCGCCATGTTAATCTCTTCGCATGAGTCAAACTCTCCAAATTTTTCAAACATAGTTATCACTCCTTGTCTGTTTTTGTTAGATAGCCGCCTTTTGAAATCTGTCTCAAAAGGCACTTTCTGTATTTATGTTCCTTGTTAAAAATCACGGTTACCTTTTCCATTCGTGACGCCATAGTAAAATACTCTCGCCACAACACCTCGTGTTTCTTTCCTTCCGCCGTTCCGGAATTCGCCGCGTTGACGGCGTAGGGTGAATCGCATTGAATAATCAAAACACTGGGTTCATTCATGTAGTGCACCGCTTCCACCAGTGCACGCACCGCCAACTTCTGAAAAGACAACTCTTTCCATGCCGACACGTGGATTTTGCGATACATTTTTCCGTCAATTACCGTCTCCAGCAATATGGCATACGTGCCGGTGCCGCATGGGATTCTACCGTGGAACTTTGTTGTTATGTAAATATTTACTTTCACGGGCTCCCCCTCCTTCCGTCATTCTCCACCAAGATATACCGCATGAATCCCCATCCTGTCAGTTCTGAGATTCCGGCGTACACGGTGCCTTTATCTATCCAGTAACCTTTTTTATCTCGTGGCTCCTGACGGAAACAGTTTCGATTTGTGATGATTCTCTTTTTGGTTTCCGGACGGCGTAGGTTTGTGCTGTGCGTCCATGCGCGACCTTTGCCACCCATTCGCTTAAATTGCAGCTTGTACTTTGCAAAATATTCCGCAAGCCGTGAATACTGGCCCGTATCGTCTAATGGACGAATATCAATCCTGCCTTTTTTCCACTGTAAGCGAATCCACTCTGTGGGAACTTGATTCATCACCATGTGATGATGAAGAGCTCCTCGCTTTCCGATTTCCGTCACGAGGATATACTTAAACACCTTGTTTTCTTTCTTCATGCGCCGGCGCAACTGGCGGAGGAATCGTTCTCTGTCTGTTTTTGCTCCGTTCAAATCTTCCGGACGTTCATCCGGCGCATATGTGAGTGTCACGTGGTAGTCTCCCGGTTGAAAATTCTCATTCATCAAGATGGTTAATTCTGTGATTGTTTTCCGCAGGTTGACTTTTTCCTGCGCCTCACTTGTTTTTTTCTCTTTTTTCTCTCTTTTCTCTCCCGGCGGGTGGATGTGTGATGAATAGCAGCGCTCAATCAACACTGTCCGCCCCGCCTTTGTTGTCTTTTCAATATACGGCATCAACCGCACCTCCGTGGTTCTGAAAATAATACCTTGAGCAAGTGTGAAAAACGGCTCAAAATGTCCGTTTTCTCTTGCTTTTTGGGTGCGAAAATGGTATACTAATTATGTTAGATTTTTGTATACCATTTTCTTGAAAGTGGCTGGCTTAATTGCCGGCCGCTTTCTTTTTGTCGTTTGCCAGTCGGCAGTCGACTTTCTGGCCGCAGCGGCTACACCGTTCTTGCGGTGTCACCGACCAGTATGTATGCCCGTTCGGGCACGTGCATATGAAGAACGGAAACGTAATCGGTGTTCCGTCTGAGTAATCATTTTGTTTCATTTTCATTGAAATCCCTCATTATCCGCAAGTGTTCCGCCATCTCCTTTAACTTTTTACGATTTTTCGTAAAAACTTTGTTCTGGTAGACTTGTACACCTTTGTTTTCTACTGTTACGCAGATACAGTCTGTGTTACCGTGATAACACACGAACGCGGTTATATTTTTCTTTCGATTCAAACAAATCGCATTCCAAAAAATCTTCCCAAGAATTACTTTCATATCTTTTTGCCTCACTTCCATATTTTTCTGTTGGCCGCAATAAACAATGCAAGCCATATTGTCGACGTTACAAATACGATAATCTCTTGCATTTGAAGACTATGGACCTCACGCGCTGTGATGATCCATGCCATCATTGCGGCCACTGTTATCGCCTGAATAAATTTCTCTTTTCTTTTCCGCTTCACTATGTCGCCCTCCTTTCTTTTTTTGTAATGGAACGTCGGGGAATCGAACCCCGGACTTTCCGCTTATGAGACGGCTGTTCTCACCACTGAACTAACGTTCCTCTTTAGTCAATACTCTATTTTCTTTCCTTGTCCAGAAGCCAGTAAAACTTCCGGCGGTATTTGTAGTATGTGTTCCTGTCGCATGGGATGCCGAACATACTTCTCAGCGTCGTATACGTCATGTCCTTCCATATAACGCCGGCACGGATGTACTCCGCCAGCCCCTCCTCTGCCCTCAGACAAATGATGTCAATTTCGTCCATCTTTCTCCGGAGGCTTTCCAGTTCCTCCGGAGATTTTTTCCCGGCTAGGTACGCCTTTTCCCATTCCGGGTATTGTAATGTGTAGTAATATAATTCCCGGAACCGAAATTCGCTTATCCCGTATTGTTTTGGAAGTTTTTTTCGTGGCATTTTTTCACCCCTTTTTTTTAGAAACGCAACTTGTTTCCATTGCTTTTTCATATCGCAACGCTTACGCATTGCTTTTCTGCTATACTTCTATTTTCCCCGACATCAATTCCGGCAGCAACGCATCCCGCAGCTCTGCCAGATATCTATTCTCTTCTTGATTTAGATAAAAAATGTGTTGCTTCCAACTGTTCAAAACCAAGACCAGAATACTTGATAAAATATCTTTGCTATTATTTTCAAATTTGATTTCGTTCTTTTTCTTTGACGTCATAAAATAGTTTTGCTCTACAAGTGCACTAGCGCCTAATTTCTGCAACAATTCGTTTAACCCACTGATCTCTTGTTCTGCTTTGTATAGTTCAACATCAAAGCCTAATGATTTAGCCAGACTTTCGTTGATTGTAAGTTTGCAAGCATTTTTTTCAGCAACTATCCTGTTTATGTCATTTACGATATCTGAATAATCTCTATGTACTGGGATGTTGTTTACATCAATTTCAAAATAGCAACTCGCATCAAGCCGGTAGTTGTGCGTTGAAATATCTCTGGCGGATACACATACAGAAAAATCTTTTTCCGTCTTTTGATTCTCTATTGCATAGGTTATTTTTTGCATGTTTTCATCTGAAAAAACATTTACATTCTTTTTGTAAACTCTATTCGTATGTGCTTTTGAGCCATATTGCCCCCTTTGCTCTCTTGCTTCCGTTTCGCAAATATTTCTTGCATCAACAATTTCTGTTTTTGTAGTGCTTTTTTTCTTATTAAATACAATAATGCAAGTCGCTATGCTCGTCGCTTCAAACATGTTTTGTGGACACATAATTACGGATTCCACTAGGTTTTTATCCACAAGGTGTTTTCTTATCGCAGACTCTTTTTTATTTGTTGTATTCAAAACACTACAAGGCAGCAAAAACACGGCTTTGCCATCAATCATTGAGAGTGCTGTAAGAATAAACGCAAAATTCGCATTTCCTTCTGGTGGCACTTCGCACTCACAAAACCGCGGCTGTATCTGTGCAAATGGCGGAATATCCCACTTCACGTTATACGGTGGATTTGATATTAAAGATATCCCTTCCAGTTCCGCAGTATAGTTTTCTATCTCTCTAAATGTTCCATAAATTTCACCCTGGTATATTTTGTATGTATGATACGTTTCTTGCCACAAAACATTGGAATGTAGCACAATACAGTCAATATTCCTGAGTGCCATATTAAAAAGCAGAAACGGCAGCACTGTTTCGTCAAATTCATAAAGTATAAATTTTGAATCATGATTAAGATTCCACCTTTGAATCGCTAACGCTCCACTTCCTGCACACATATCAATAATTGTGTCATTGTCTCCCACTAGTTTACTAATAAGCTCGGCGAGGCTTTTAGGCGTATAGTCCTGCATTTTCTCTTTTCTGTCCGCATAGTAATATTGGAAAATCTTTTGAAGCCAGTCCGTGGACAAATCTCCTACCAGCGAATGAAATTGTGAATATTTTTTTACGTCATTATTTTTTACACATTCAAATAATTTTGATTGCAGGTCTTTAATATCTGAAATTTCAAATATACACAGTATTTGCTCGCACAATTCTTTTAACTCCAACGTCTACTCCTTTCCCGGTTTCTCGCACCGCTCAAATTCAATTACCCATACCCATGGGTTCGCATCCCATCCGTAGCGGTCAAGGTCGGATTTCTTGATAGTTGAGTTCCAAAGTATCTCCCACTCTTTCAATGCAATCTCCATATCTCCGCAATGAACCGCCGCCGAAGATAATCCTTCGTTGCGTATACCTTCAATATCAATTTCATGTAACCGCTCCACATGCACATCTGTAACTTTCAAAAAAATCCGAGCCGCTTCTTTCGGCATATGAATTGAAGGATACCACCGATTATTTTCTCCCGGTAGGCATTCACCCTTTATATCCGTACCGTCTGCCTTATAGCAATATTGCAACTCTGGCTTACCAATCTCGTTAGGAACATAATGGTCGGTCCATGTTTCACGGACGTATAAGACATCACCAATCTTGTATGGTGGTTTTCTGCAACATGGCTCATTTGTTCCGTTGTACAACATCAGTCCATCTTTGATATATCCTGTCCACTGTGGATTTTCTCCCGGAAGGAATTTAACAAGCCGTCTGGTGCAAGTCTTTAATCCGCCCAGAATAGACTGAACCATTTCAGTATTAAATAAAATCGGTTTTATATTCATTTCTTTGCTCCTTTCTTGCTTTTCTCCGTCCTTTCCTTATAATGTAATTACAACCCCGCTACGGTTGAATACGTATAGGAAGGAGGACTTTTATGGACGACCTTACTAAGGAACAACACCGTTTCATCACCTCTTTATACAAAGAGTTCTTATGTAGACAGCCCGCGTTGCCATCTGATAAAGCGCGAGTCTTCTCCGATGCCTCTTTTATTCAAGAAAATATTTTTCCAGAATACAGTCTTGATAAAATTGTTTCATTGTGTTGTTCACTGAAAAATGCCGGTTATCTATCTTGTATGAACTACGACAACACTGTCTATAATGTCACCATTACCGACAAAACCATCATACATATGGAACAGCGTTTCTCTAATGGATTAAAGGATGTTGTTAGTTTTCTATCAAAACTAATCCCTTAATTTTTTTCGCGGTGTGTGGATACTCCTAATTCATACACCGTTTTTTTCATCCATAATCAATTTCACCAGCCGTATTTTTCTCTCTGGCTGCTCCGGGTTTGCCAGTTTTATAAAGTACATCAGCATTTCTTCCGGGATTACGATTTCATTCGTTTTCCTGTCATAATACATGCTGTAATCCGAATATCCTTGCCATCGGAATCCTTCATACATTTCCATTGCCTTGTTTAATTCTCTGCATCGTTTGCACTTTTTTCTTCTCGCTTTTTCAACGATATTATCAATGATTTCCAGTTCTTCTTGTGAGAGTCTTGATAAAAATGCTCTCGCTCGCATTTTGGGGTCGTCTCTCGTTATACTGTTAATGAGGGTGTTTTTTTCTTCCTCTTGATTCATTCTCAACATTTATCCTCACTCCTTTCTCGCTAAATCCTGCCGCGCTTTTAATGCGCCGGCGTTTGATAAAAGAATCGCTCTATCTTCTTTACTTAATACAAGTAAGATAGAAACAAATTCTTTGATTTCTTCCTGTTCCTCTTGTGTTATTACTGGTTTATTAGCCATTGTTTTTCACCCCTTTCTTGTTGACCTTGTAAACACATTATAGTCCCCTAGTAACTACTTGTCAATACTTTTTTGTTGACTTGGGGACTTTTTTGATGTATAGTATCATTGAAAGGAGGAAGACCGATGAACGAGCGAATAAAAGAATTACGAAAAGTGTTAAAGGCAACGCAAGCTGAATTTTCTTCAAAAATAGGACTTTCAAGAAACTTCATTGCGCAGGTAGAAATAGGAACTAAAATCCCATCAGATAGAACCATTTCCGACATTTGCCGGGAATTTCACGTCAACGAGGACTGGCTCCGAAACGGCGTCGGTGATATGTTCAAGCAAAGAGACGGTTCCTTTAGTGAGATACTTTCCGAGTTGGACGACTCTGACGATGATTTTATCAAGTCTTTTATTACTGTTTACATGGAGCTTGACGAAGATAGTAAGGAAGTGCTTAGAAAAACCGCCCGCAAAATGGCAGAAAAATATAAGAAGCCGGACTAATTGCCGGCTTCTTTGTTTTCTTTGTTGAATTTAGGAATTATGTAGTGGTATATTTTGAATAAATACTCCTCGTTATTCATTTTTTGAACCATTTCTATAATTTTCTCCTTGTACCCTATATTTGTACTTGTGCTTTGTTTGTTCAAGTTCTAACTTCTCTCCCTTCTTATTCGTAAAATTCAAATAGTTCCAAAATCTCACACTCAAGAGCTTTTGATAGCCGATATGCCACTTCAAGCGATGGCTGTTCCTGCCCCCGTTCTAATTGACTGATATGAGAATCCGACACTCCGGACAGTTTTTCAAGTTTTGCCAACGTGTACCCCCTTCCTGTTCGCTTGGTTTTGATATGGTTCTCGCAGCGCATCCTAGCCACCTCCACGAGTAGTATACCCACTTTGAGCGAGATTCTTTCGCTATAGTAGCACATATCTCATCCACTATGGTGGATTTTTATTAAAAATATAAATTTTGTTTACTTTTACCTAAAGCTATGATAAAATTTTGGCATAAAATACCAATAGAAAGCGAGGAGGGAGATATTATGATATGTCCTAAATGTAACAAAGAAATACCTGATAACTCAACATTTTGTAATCACTGCGGAGAAAAAATTACTCCACAAAAACCTGAACTTGAACAACCATCTCTTGTCGATAACACTTCTGTTTCATCCGAAGCAAACACACCCGAATCAACAAACAAGCGAACACTTTCAACCAAGAAGAAACCAATTTTTATCGAATTATCGATTATTCTTGTTTTGATTACAGCTTTCGCTGTTTTCTTCGGATATCGGCATTACAAACACAAAACTTTTGATTTTACCGCCATTGACATCGTACGCTATTTGGATAAATCTGTAATTTTCATGAATGATATAACCGATAAAGGAACTGTTTCAGAACCTTCCTGCGGAAATACTACAGTAGCCACATGGGTCGACCGCACCGGACAAGACGTTCCAAACAAATGTATTACTTTTAATTCAGACCGCAATGCAAAGAAGTATTGTGAAACTTCAAAGCCATCTTCTCATCGGTTACGATATGGTAACATCGTGCTTGAGTTGTCTCAAGAAACAGAAGACGATAATTTTGCATCATATAAAAACGAAATGTCTGACTTAGAAGAAATTAAGGATGACAAAGAAACAAAAGAGGCTATGAAACCAGACAGACCAAGTTCTTTCGCCGACCTCGATACTTTTATAACGAATTTAAAAAATCTGTTTTCCGCTTTAGACGAATACTGTACTTTCGAGGAAAGTACCGTCGACAACATTCCTAACGATGGTATTTATTTGAATTCGTACACCATCAATTCAACAAGATATAAAGAACAAGCAGAGTTATTAGTTGACTATGACGCAAACAATAAAATAACAAATATTATAGTAACAGGAGGTCCCGGTGCTCTTTATAGCAAAAAAAGGGCAGCAACAGATGTTACTAATTCAATATATTTAGTAACCGTAAATTTTACATTAGCTTCTCTTGATACTACCATTGACTATGAATCAATTGATTCCCATTTAATCGACGATAACTACGAAACCACTGTTAATAATTATTTTATTAGCTCATTTTACGAAAACAAGTGGTATCATATAACTATTAAGAAAGCATCTAAATAACAACATTTAGCGAGGTGATTGCATGACAAGTTATTTCAGTAAACGTCAAAGAAAATACATTGGGTTTCATTCCTATTTTTATTGTGGTATTGGGTTTATACTCGGGACTTTAATTCATTCGCTGTTTACATGGCGTTTTGGTGTAACACATTTCATTTTCTTTTTTATTGCGATGCTTGAGATTGTATATGCTTTGATTCAAATGCATCGGTACCGGTCATATGCCCCACTGAAAGTCAGGAAAACAGCCGGCAAGAAAAAGATACGCGGTTCTGATTTATTTACTGTTGTTCTTTGTATAGCGATTGCAATTCTTTCGATTTACAAATTTGGATTCTACTAAAAAAGAGGGGAAGCCCCTCTTTTTTAGTACGTCAATTTTTGTTTCTTGTTCAGTAGCATATAACTTATTTTAAGCGCCGACAGTCTGATTTTGTTTCCTGTCGTGCTTCCCTCATGCGTAATTAAACCGAAATACGTTCTGTCGTCTGAACTGTCTACTCCCGGACCTATATAATTAACCTGACCGTCTCCATTTCCGTATATCTGTATCACCGTGGCATTTGTCGGAATTTGATACAACTCACCGCTTGGCATCAGAGGCTTGATTTCATAAGCCTTTCCTTTCTCCATCCATATGTCAATGTTTTTCGCCGTTACGTCAACAATCTTGTTTCCGTTTATCTGTACCACATTTACGATTACCTGCGAATCCGGTCTCTCATAAAACTTGGTCGCACTGCTTTCCGCTTCCTGAGATACAAAAACCGCGCCTTTGCTGCTTTTGTATTCCACGGCCGAGTTTTGCAGATTGTCAACAGTCGCAAATTCGCGGGAATCATGGATGTTTTCCGTCTTAATTTTTGTAGCTGCTGCCGGAATTGATAACCATGCCAGTGGTATCTCCTTAATTGTTGATGTGTCCACCGGTTTTGGCAGACTTCCAATATCGTCACCCTTGACTACCTCAAAAGATACTTTACGGTTCACAAAGTCCGCACGTGCCACAATCAGGTCAAGACGTACACTGCTTTCGTTTGCCGGTGGAATGGTAAGCGCTAACTGCTCCGTGTTCCATATCCACTTTCTTCCGACGATAGCTTTACCGGTGCCGACAAGCACCTGCATTTTGTCGCACGCCGTCACCTCTAACTGTGCACCCAGCCCGCGGATTACTCCGTCTGATACAAGACCGTCGTACATACACGCTAAATCTTCCGCACTGTATACACGGTCGCCTTCCATTGAATTGAAAAAACCATATTTAACCATCTTGTTGCCTCCTTATATTTTTTCACAACTGAGTACGAAATTGTTTCCGTTCTCGTCGTTGTTTTCTGTGATTTGCGACACCCGAACGGCCACTTTATCACCGTACGGGTCTATGACTGTCACGATGTCTCCCAAGGTGAAATCGATTCCGTATCGAAAGATTCCGTCCGGGTCAACCTCCACTGTTACCGTTTCCGCGGTTTTCTTTTCTGCAAGCGCTGTCGTTCCCTCGCCCTGAAGTGTTTTCTGATACTCTTCGTCCGTGATGGTTCCTTCGTTTGTGCTTGAAGAACTTTTATCCAGATACATTTCGCACCTGTTAAGTGTTGCGCCGGCGCAAATGGCTGTTGTTTTTTGAGCCGTTCCCTCGCCTTCGCCAACCACAAGCACCGTGTTCCGGAAGTCTGTATTGTCCGCCGCATACTCCATTTGTGATAGATTATCAAATTCCCGGCTGAATATTACCTCCGTTTTTTTGCCGTGGTATAAATCCATATACAGCACGCGCCCAGAACGGCGTATGCGAAAGCCCATCTTTGCCAAGTCCATCATTTCTTTTATGGTGTCATATATGTATTCGCCTCGAAGCTGTCTCTGCGTGGTTTGCCCTGCTGCCTCGATGGTACCGATATTTAGCAATGGGATATTTCGGTTTGTGTCCGTGGCGTCTGTCACATTCTGCTCAATCAATAACCTCACTGCCGCTCCAATATCCGTATCGATATTTGTTTGTTCCCAGACGATACGGCGATTTAACAACGCCTCCGTACTTCGCCCGGTCACCACAATATAATCTCCCGACTCCGGATTTGTCTTTGTTTGGATTTTCTCGATCATCATCACGCTTTTCGATTCTTCTCTTAATGCAAATACTCCGGAGCGGAACAGATTCAGCAGTTCAAGCGTTGCCGGTACTGTGATTTCAAATTCGCCTAAATCATTATACTTTTGCGTCCATATGACACTGCCGTGGTCGATCACTCCAATTTCCGTCAGCGTTTCGTCTGTAATATAAACAATCATGTTATACCCCCTCATACAGTACTCGATACGTTACATCCATGATGTAACCGGTCGGTGTGTCCACTTCAACACGGTAATGATTGGCTCCCGGTTCTACCTGCGCCCATGTCATGCCGGAGATACGTTTCGGTAAAAGATTCGTCACCGTTCCGCCGCGTTCTAGCCATATCGCTTTTTCTTTCGTCGCCGTCCGGATATATATGTTGTCAAACACTTCTAAGGGTTCTTTTATACCTAAGAATCCGCTGTCTGTGTATATCGTAAGACTTTCGGTCGGCGCTGTAATCGATATGTGGAACAGTGCTCCAGATGGCACCGTTCCCGGATTATTCAGTGTGAAGCCGCCCGTAGCAATTTCAGACATTTCCATATCTTCGGCGGAGTACGGAAATTCAAGCAATGGTATCTCCGGAACGCATGAGAACACTCCCGTTTCCTGCGTATCGGCAAAAAACGGATTCGGACATAGTATGGATATTTGAAATGTTTCCCTCATTACAAATAAATCTATCTCCATGCTTTCTACATAACCATCGATATATACGCTTCTAGTGCTATTTTCATAAAACAGTCTAATCTTCTTTTTTTCCGGAAAATATCGATACAGCGCATTGCGGTTTTCCTCAATCGGATACTCCGGAATAATCGTTATCGTGATGTTGCGTTTATTGATACGGATGGAGTTGAGTTCTTCTCCGTCCATCCCGGTTACTGCTGCCGTGTTGATGGTACATCCTGCCGGTGTCAGTCCGGTAACCTTGACAACGTTATAGTTCGGGTTGTCTGTCAGTTCCAGCGCCTCGCCTTTGTCGTTTTGTACGCTAAATTTAAACATTGCTTACACCTCCCAGTAAATTCCTTGACTGTCTGTAAATATCCCACCGGTTCAACGCTTTCGGGCTGTTGTTCGTCTGGTAGAAGTTGTATGTATTCGTTGTGGCTGCTGCCGCTTTCTCGATACTCCTTGCTCCTCTTGCGGCCACATCCAAGTTTGCCGTAGTGGCGGCGTTCTTCATCGGATTTACCACGTTTTCTCGTACCCTCTGCATCATCTGCTGGAGTGCCGGGAGTTTTCTTTCAATACCTTTTGTTAATCCCGGTATAATAAATACACCTGCTTCTCTGTCCATTACTTTGGATGGTGAGTGGATTCCCAGTTCTTTTTTGATACTGCTCACCAATGTCTTTTTTAACTGCTTCGCCGACTTATTCAGTTCCGCACTCTTTGAATTGAACCCTTTTACAAATCCTTTCATTGCATTTTCTCCGATGTTTTCAAGTTGCTTCTCCAGTCCTGCCATCACCGCTTTGACCTGCTTTGTGTAATTGTCCTTGATTTGTTTTACGCGTTCCGCATAGTAAGTGTTTGCCACTTTTTTCGATGCATTGATTTTATCCGTATATGCTTTGTTATATGCCGCGAGTTCTTGTCCGTTTAATGACAGCAACTTCGTTGTCAAATCAAGTCCGTCCGATGTATCAAGGGCGGCAATTTCCGTCATTAATTCAGAAGAAAGTGTTTTTTTCAGCGTCTCCATGTTCTTACCGTACTGAATTATCTTCGCCGTTTCTGATTTGAAATCAGCAAGCGTAATCTTTCCGTCATCATCTTTTGTGAATAAATCACCACTTGATAATCTGCTCTGCAAGTCATCCTGCAGGTCTTTTACAGCGTCGTACTTTTCTTGTACGGACGAGGTCATGGATTCTATCTTTTTCTGTACCTTCTCCGCCGCTTTTTCTGCCGCCTTCGAAAACGCTGTCGAGAAAGATTCCGCCAAATTCTCACCCAGTTTTTTAAAGCTCTCCTTTGACTTTTTGTTTTTCGTCTCCTTTTGTGCTTTTTTTACTGCCCGGTCAACAAGTTTCTTGACCGCTTTTTCTGCTTTCTGCTCCTGCTTCGTGATGCCGTTTGCGTACGCTTCCGATACCTTTGTGCCGATGTCGGAATACTTCCCGGTTTTGTTTGCCGCTTTTAACTGTGATAAAGATTTCTTTGCTAATTTGCTTACTGCTTTACCAACTGTTTCGTATGCCTTTTCAATTCCTTCCGCAAGTCCGGATGTAAAGAATCGTCCTATCTTTGCCGTTTCTTTCGATGGTGAGTGGATGTCTAATTTCTTTTTTAAGGCGGTCAACGCATCGCCTGCTATCTTTGTGACTGTCGTTATCAAGCCGCTGCTCTGTTTGCCTTTCTCCATGCCGTCTTTTAATCCTTGTACAAAGTTCTCTCCTGCCTCTTTGGTTTTGGTCTCTTTTAATTTCTTTGTAACAAGTTTTCCGATTTCACTCGCTTTCTTTCCGGCTTTGTTTTTTCCAAGTTCCAGACCTTCTTTGTATTCATCCGTTGCTTTTTGTCCGGACTTTTTGGTTTTTTTCTCATATTTTTCTAGTTCTTTCTCCGATTTTGTAACCATTTGTTTCGCCGCACCAACCATTTTTTTGGTAACGCCCGGCGTTCCATTTGCTACAGCCGTTTTTAGGTCTTCATAATTCTTTTTCATATTTTCGACCTGGTCTTCAAGCTGTTTTTTTGTTCCCGTTTTTGCTGATATAAAATTATTAACCGTTTTATTAAGTGCGGTGTTTATTTTTTTTGCATCTCCGGAAATAATCGCACTTGACAATCCCTCATAATTTTCTATCGTTGCGTTGTACTCCGTCCATTGTTTTTCAGCGTCATTAACTGTTTTCTGATTTTTTTTCTGTTCATTTGTAAGTTTTGAAACAGCCTCTTTTGCAGCATTTAACTCCTGACCCCATTTCGACATACCTGCTTGTCCATACTTATCAACATACTCCTTAAGTTTTTTGTTGCTTTGAGCACCCTTTAATTTCTTTTGTGCCGCTTCTAGTTTGGATGTAGTCTCTTCAAGATTCGCCTGCTCCTTTTCCAGATTTTGAAAAGCCCCTTTTTGTCCCTTGATTGCTGTTGCGTATAAATCTTCGTTCGCGTTCAGTATAGCCTGCGCTTTTTTTGCCTCGATTAACTTATCAATCGACTTTTTTTCTTTCTCGTAATTTTTTATAACCCGTCCGGTCATTTTTAACTCTGTACCGAGTGCGTTATTCAGTGTTGTAACAATAAACTTCGCACGATCTTTTTGACTTTTCTTTACCTTGCCATTTTTGTCCACCATATCATCAAGCTCGTCTTTGAGCTTTTTATAGTAGTCAAATTGTTCTGTGGTTCCTGATACGGACTCGTCTCTTGTTTTTTTCAGGTCCTTCCAGCTTTTCGTCATTTCATCAACGGACTTTTTTGTTTTGTCGTGTTTTTCAATCATTTTATCAATGGATTCACTCTCTTTGTCCGTTACTTTCGTTGCGCCTTTGGTTGCCGCTGCATACAACGCCAGTCCACCCACCACGGCGCCGATTCCAGCCGCAAGCAGTCCCATCGGGCTGGCCGCCTGTATTAAGTTCAAAATCTTTTGTGCTGCTGCGGTTGATGCTATGGCCGTCTTCAATGTAACAAAAGCCTTGTATATGGTCTGCAACGTCTGAAAAAGCTTTACAAATTTAGCCGTCGCAAATATCACCCCCATCGTGCCGCCCAATATTACGATTGCGCGCTCTGTTCCGTCAATGTGTTTGATTGCATAATCTGCTAACTGTTCAATTTTAGGGAGTAATTTTTCTGCCAGAGGGACAAACAAGTCAAGCTGAACCGTACGCCCTATATTTTTAAATTTTGTCGCCACATCGTCATACTTTACTTCTTTTAACTTTTCCGCAGAGCCTTGTACCTTTTTGAACGTTTTGCCGGTACTCTTTAATGACTTAACCACCTTCAAGTTGGCGTCCTCTCCCATAGTTCCAAATGCTGTGGACGCCATCGTCAACGCTTTCTGTTCATTTTTACAGCCATTAATATCTTTTACGATCGAATCAATCACCTTTTTCATGGTGCCTTTTCCGTCTTTCCATGCTTTGAAAGATTTTTTTGTATCCTTGCTGAATATACCGATATTTTTTTCAATGCTTCCGTCTCCGAGCTTGTTCTTGACCTCGTTGATAGAATCATTTACTTTATCAAGGTTATAGGCGCCGTTCTTCGTGCCGTTTGCAAGTAACTGGAAGTATTCTTCGACAGTATACCCAGCTTGTTTAAAGTTGCCGCCGTACTCTGCCACGTTATCCCCTAATTCGTTCGTATAGTCCAATCCCTTTTGTGAACCCTTTGCAAACAAATCAAACGCTTTCGTTGAATCCGTACCAAAGTGCGTCATTAATCCATTTACGCCTCGGATGGTCTCCTGAAAATCCGAACCAAAGGTATCCTCTAGGGCTATTGCGTTCTCTGTCAGTTCTTTGACCTTTGACGGATCTGTCTCTTTTGTAACCTGTTTGACATATGCCATTTTGTCGCCGATGTCTTTTAATGATTCACCATAGCCATCTTTATACATTTCTTTCATTTTATCAGAAAATTTTTGTGTGACGGCATCGGTTTCCCCCGTAATGGCCTGAAACGAATTCGAAGCCGTCTGGGTTTCTTCTGTTATTCTTTTTAAGGCGTCTACTGCCTCCTGCGTCATCTTTTTAATACCCTCGGATATCAAATTACCGATTGCTACTTTTACCGAACTGAATCCATCTTCGCTTTTTTCTGCTGCCTGTTTTGTTTTTTCAAAACTTTCGTCCAAGTTATTCGTACTCGTACGCAACTGTTCCGCTTTGCTTTTGTTGTCTGCAAGTTCTCCGGAAAGTTTTTTGATGTCCTCTCGGAACGCATTGGCTTCTTTTGACGTTTCTCCGAACTCAAGGGCAGCATCTTTATATCCATCTTTCAGGCGGTCAAGTTCTTTTTCCTGATTCGAAATCTCCTCTTCTAAAGAAGCAAACGCTCCCTTGCTTTTTTGTTCTTTTTCCGTTGTCTCGTTTAATTTTTCCGTATATTTTTTTAAAGAGGCTGACGCTCTTCCGACTGCTGCCTCTTGATTTTTCATTTTGATATAAAGATCCTCTGCGGCTTTTGAATCTTTTCCCTGCGTTTCCGCAATCTGCTTGTACTGCTCTTCCAATGCCGACAGTTTAATCTTTTCCTGCTCCACAATTCCGGTCATCTGCTCAACTTTTTTCGCCAGTCCGTCCGTGGAATCGCTCCAGCTGTCCATCCCCGCCGTTGCGCTCTTAAACTCCGCATTGAGTGACCGGATGCGGCGGTTTGCTTCGGTGATATTCTTTTTTAACTCGGATATATCAATTCCAATTTTCGTTGTTACGTTTTCCTCTGCCAT